CAAATCAAAAAACTCTAAACTTATTATAGTATTTTTCTCTCTATGATAAGAATAGATAAGATAAAAAATAAGGGTTATTAACATTGTCGGAGTTGTTATTGACCAATCCAAATATCTCTTAGGTGTTACATCTGCAACAGACGCAAAGTTTAATACTAACCAAAAATAAAAAGAACCTTCTATAACTTGAACTACAAGCTCCAGTATTAATAATTGTCTAATAAGTGCAAATTGAGATGGAACTTTAACAAATAGAGAGAAAACTTCGAATGCACCTGTTAAAATTTGAACTATTACTGATACAATTAAAGTTTGATAAAATAAATTTTTACTATTCATATATTATATTTATATTTTTCATTGTCAAAAATATCATTTATATCTTTATATTTATCATTATTACATATAATAAGTTCTTTTATTCTATCACTTAAAAATGGTTTTACAGCATTATGCGTTAAAGAAGTATATATTGTTGGATTTATAATTATGATTTGTAATAAATTATGAGAAAATTTGTTTGATATTAATTTTGCAAGTTGAATTCCAACATTTATTTGCATAAAATGCTTAAAATTAAAATCTAAACTATCTAATATCCACACCCATTTTTTATTTTTAGGAATTTCACTCAAAATGCCATCATAATGATTAATTATTCCTTCATAATCAAAATATAATTTTGCTTGAGATGGGCAAGAATAAAATATAATAGTTTGTTCGGTTTCTTTAACTTTAGTTAAGGAGTGATTTGAAGGATCTATTGTACATAATGGACAGACATAACTCATATTATATTTATAATATTTAAAAATATAATATATTTATCTAATAAATTTATCTAATATATTTACCAGATCTAACAAATGTATCGGCAATAAAAATAATAAAAATTCCTAAAAAAGAATAAAGAATAACTTCTTCAGTAACATTACTAGTTTTTTCATCTTGTTTATCCTCTAAGAGAGAAATCATGTAATTAAGTTTTTTTAACAAAACATCTTGTGATACAAATTCTTGTTGTTCCATATGTGGTTGATTTAAAGTATAATGAGGTCGGTTTACTTGATTTTGGTAACCAGGTAAAACGCGTTTATAATACTCTTCAACAGATTTACTGTCTCCATAATTGCTATAATCATTTAAATCTAAATTATAACCGTTATCATAATTTGGAGAAGGAGATTTTCCAGCATATTTATTTCCTAAAGGAAAACCCATTCCTGCGAAAGATTCTTGTTTTTGTTGATTTTGAGTATTTGATGCGGTTGGTATAGTTCTAGAAACACCCATTGATTCTGGTGGTGGTAAAAGTTTAAATTCACCTTTATCATCTTCATCATCATCATCTGTGTTATTGTGTATTTGTTGTAATACAGAATTTACCTTATCAGTATCAAAATTTTCAATTTTAGGATACTTTCTTTGGGTTCTTTTGTGACGTTTTTGATTTATAATATTATCCGAATTATCTGAATTATTTGGTAATGTTATATTTGAATTATCATCAATTGAAGCTGCAAACATTGCTAAAGACATTCTCTTATTAAAAATTTAGATAATAATTTACCAAATAGAATGAAAATAACAATTTTTACAAGTTATAAAAAATAAATTATATAAGTAATTTATATAATGGATTTTAAGGTTGTTAGTAAAAATAATATCGGTGTTGTCATAACACTAATTCTAGCTATTTTATTAAGTCAGTCAAGAATGTTTGATTTTTTAATTGACACATATTTAGGAAGAATGTTTCTTTTAGCATTTGTTATTTTAATTGCCTACACAAATAAAATATTAGGTTTAGTTGCTGTATTATTCATTATAATTGCATTTAATAATAATCAAATCTCTCAAGGGATGGTTCATAGCTATAATTTATTTGAAGGATTTGATGTTTCTGAAGATGAAAAAGTTAAAGATAAAACACAACCAAATACTGAAAATACTATGAATAGTACCACAAATTCATCAACTACAACATCCAGCAAAGAGACATTTAAAGGAAGAGAAGGTTTTAATATGCCTGATAGAGAATTAAATATTTTAAGAGGCAAACCATCAAATAGTGTTCCAGTATCTAATAATTTAAGAAACCAAACAGATGAGGTAAGTCCTTCCGATAAATCATTTTTTACTAGTGAATATGCTAGTTTTTAAATATAATATTTATATATGAATATCAATATATATATATTATACGTAATTTTAATAATTAATATTATTTTAACTATAAATTTATTTTATTGTTGTTTTAATTATGATGTAATAGAGTCTTTCAAAATGAAAAAAATAACAAAAAGTATTACAAAAACTGTAAATAAGAGTGCGGATGAAGTTAAAAGTCAAACAAAAAAGCTTGCTGAACAAGCTAGAAAACAAGCAGAACGAGCTGCCGAAGAAGCAAAAAAATTAGCAGAACAATTAATGATAGACAAAATTTTTAAAAATTTAGTAGAACCGATAAATAAACTATTTAATTCATTAAGTATTACAATAAACAAACTATCAAATTATTAATATTTTATAGTTATATTATAGTATATCATGAATATATTTAATATTAATGGAAAACTATTTAATATTTTATTCAAAAAAATAACACTTATAAATGTATTAATATTTTTTTTTGTATTTTTATTAGTATTCTTAATCGTAAATAATAATAGAACAAAAGAAGGTTTTAGTATAAATGATGTAAATAAAGTATTTAAAAAAATAGGTGATGTAGTCGACTTAACTGAAAAACTACCAAAACAGATAGATTCTATAGATAATAAATTGGTGGGAAAAGTTACAAAACTAGGCGACCAAATAAATGATAATGTAAAACAAATGGGGAAAGAAATTGAGAAAAATACACTAGACAAAATGGAAAAACTCGGTAAACAAATTGAGAAAACTACCATAGATATCTTTACAAAAAAGCTAACTTCAATTTTTACACAGATTGGTGATATGTTTAATAAAGGAATAATTGAACCAATTATAAATTTATTTGTTGGAATTGGGAAGATATTTGTTCAAATATTTGGAATATTAGAAGAGATAGCTAATAAGATAGTTCAATTGCCAAATTGTATATTTACATACGCAATAAAATCAACAATAGATAGTTTAAATTACATGTATAATAAAATAATACCAAAGGTAATAAGAACACCATTATCCTTTATTTATAACTACACTTTAGGAATTATTTTTGGTTTTATAGCTAATATAACCGGTTATAATTCAAGTGTTCAAAAATGTTATGGGTTTAATGTAAATGCAGAAATAAATAAAATTAATTCAAATTTGAATAATATAAATAGTTCATTCAAAAATGATTTTGGTGATATAAATTTTTCAAAAATTAAAATATAATAACATGATATTTTAGTATAATGACAACAAGGGAACCGTCTCAATCGCAACAAATAAATGTACAAACAGTTCAACAAGGAGGAAAAACTACAATATTTACACCGTTATTCAATGGTGTATCATACTTAAATAATCATGTTATGTATTTGAATAATAGTAAATTTTTTGCGGGTGTGATAATGATTCTTCTCAACGTTGGTTCAAAATTTATACAAATTCAATTTAGCAAATCAACAGAGGAATACATGAAATATTCTGTAAGCAAGCAACTTTTAGTATTTTCAATGGCATGGATGGGTACTCGTGATATATACGCTGCGTTAGGTTTGACAGCAGTATTTACAATTCTCTCCGATTATCTATTTAATGAAGAATGTTCAATCTGTATAGTTCCACATAAATACAGAGTCTTGCACAAATTATTAGATACAAATGAAGATGGTAATATTACAGACCCAGAATTAGCAGCTGCAATAGCTGTTTTAGAAAAGGCAAAGAGAGAAAAACAAAGAAAAGCTCAAAAAGATGCTTATTCAAAGTTTGATTTTGATAGATTTACGAATGGTAAATAAATATATTTTGAAATCCAAAAGTATCGACTGCGAGTCAGGTATTTCAAATTTCGCCTTTCATTTCTTCTATATCTGTCATATAATAGATATAGAAATTATTATTATTGTCTTTTTATAGTTTTATTTCTTTTACCTTCTAATGTAGCTCTATTCCTAATTATTCTTCTTGTATTATTGAATTTTTGTTTTTCATAATTTGTTGATTTATTTGTGATTGGTACATAAGTATTTTGTTTATACACTGGTGGTATAACATATGGCTTTCCAGTAAATTCAGAATATGCCTTTCTAATAGCATTGTATTTTGAGTTACATTTAGGTTTATATGATGGATAAAAATGGTAATAAATTACAATATACCGCACCACAAAGAAAAATGGAAAGTAAATCAAAATGTAATCAACGAATATTATTGGTAGAAAAGAAAAGAAATAAAATTATTGAAAAAGAAACAGAATTATCATTACAAAATAGTAAATCTGTAGATTATGAAAGGTTTAAAATATATTTAGTTGAAAAAGATAAATTAAATAAAGAAACAGCCGAATTTTATAGAAAAAAAGTATGGAGGAAAATGAAATTTAGACAATATAGTTATGGTAAAAAATCAGTAGATACATTTCTAAATAAAATCAAAGAAACATTTGGAGAAAATATATTAATTGGTTATGGAAATTGGAGTAGGAGTACTCAAATGAAACATTTTATGCCTACTATGAATAAAGGATTAAGAAAATTAATCCATAAAAAATATGATACAATTACAATAAATGAATGTAATACAAGTAAGAAATGTTGTGATTGTAATAATAATTTAGAGTATTATAAAGATAAAGAAAATAAAAAGGTATTTCGTCTATTGGTGTGTTCTAACTGAGTGAGTTGCGAAAACAAAAAAATCGTATTTAGAACACGAGATGCTAATTCCTCAATAAACATAATGAAACTAACTCAATCTTGGATAGAAAAACAAGAGCGACCATTATGTTTCCATATTTCGTCTTTCACCTCTTCTAAAGAAGAGGAAAAAGTAAGACCATCGTAGGTGAAATTCCTACTATTGATTTTACATTTTTTCTTATTTTTTTTTTTGCTCAATAAAATGGGCGTTTGAAATGAGAAAAGGTGTAAAATACTATCAACACACTGACATATATTATTTCTAATCGCACATCTACAAAATCTAACTGCATAAGTTTTAACGATATTCGGGTTTTCTATTGGATATAAGAGAAACCAATTTATTTAAAATTTCTTGATTTGATTGTTCGAGAGAATATACTTTATTTAATAATTGTTTAACCATTTGTTTTAATTCTAATATATCATTATTAAATAATTGTTTAACCATTTGTTTTAATTCTAATATATCATTATTATTAATGTTAGTTTGTGTTGTGTTAAATTTTTCTTTTAATAATTGATTTTCTAATAATTCACTAACTCTATAATTATAATTATTAATATTATCATCGACAATTTTTAATAAAATTTGATATGTTAATTCTTTACCAATTAAAAATAATTCATTTTCTTTTTCATGTCCCTCAATTTTCTTATATTTATATGGATAAATTATGGTGTGGTTGTGTAAAAAACTTTCAAAATCTTTACTTTTATCAACCTTATAACAGTTTAGCAATAAAATTTGTTTATGCTTCAATTTACAATCATTATATATCTCTGTAATTCCTTTTCTACTTTCTCCAATTTTTACAACATAAGTTCCATCTTCGTTTGTTTTAACTTTAATAATATATATCATATTTCCAACTGATGTGTATTCGTTCAATAAAAATTTTTCATTATCTAATTCTTTTTGTTTAATTAATTTTTCTTCTGTTTCTTTATTTTTGGTATCTTTGTATGTTAAAAATTGTTGTTTAAGTTCATTATTTTCTTCTTTAATAATTTCTTCTTTAAAAATTTCTTGTAATAAATCCTCTAACTTAATAAAATAATCGTGTATATCATCTGCTTTTTTTGTCCCAGACTTTAGACAAAAATTTTTAAATGTATTAATATTTAACATAATATTTTCTTTGTTATGACCACCTCTGTTGTCATCTGATGTTTCTTTTGATGCGGTGTTCTCCGTAGCAAATGTTTTTTCAACGCTCATTTTATAATTATATTAATGTAATATCTTTATATTGTTTTTTGCTTTTAATCCTTATTACTTCTTTACAGCCAGTTTACTAATCCGCTTAGCTGGTGCCGCAGTGGTGGCTTCGACTGCCGCAGCAGGTGGCTTAATAACAGGCTTTCCGAGCTTCTTCACAGCCACCGGCGCAGGGGCAGGAATAGGGTCTGGCTGCTCCTCCTCGTCCTCGCTATCTGTGTCCTCCTCGGAGTCTGCCTCTTCCTCCTGTGCCTCTGGTATCTGTGCCGGGTTCAGCAGAGGCTCCACTGTGGCAGTGTCCGTAGCAGTGTCCGTAGCAGTGTCTGTAGCAGTGGTTGCTTCAATAACCGCCTTGGCCACTGCGTCTGCTGCCATAGTATCCATATCCATATCCATATCCATATCCATGTCTATCTCACCCTCATCGTCGCTGTCAAGCTGGCATCCCTCTATTCCGTGGCTGGTCTTAGTCTGAACCACCTTGACCTGCTGAAGATTCCATGTAACCCCGCATATCATCTTTGTTAAAAGTTTTGTAATTATTGTTTTAACTGGAATTTTTATTTCAATTTTTTAATAATTGTAATTAAATAAATAATTTCTCTCCAAGTTCTTTATAAAAGAAGCCATTATATGCTATATTATTATTGATGCATTTTGCTAATGTCTTATCGCTCATCTTAAGTTCTTTTATACAATCATACTTACAAGAAAAATTGCTTGTCATATTATTTGTGTTGTCAAATTGACCGACGCCATTTTTATACAATAATGGTGTTCCGTGTTGTTCTTCAAAATTATTAATTAAATCTTCATCGCAATTATTATACAATATATAATAATGTCCATTTGTTATAGTTCCATTTTTAACTGGATTATCCAATGCGGATGAACTTTGATAACCATTTAATTGAGCAGCAGTTTTTCTATCTAAATAAACATTTAATATTTCTGATTTAGTTGTGTCTAACTTAGCAATAATTCCCTAACCCTATAATTATAATTATCAATATTGTCTTCTATGATTTTTAATAATATTTTGTAAGTTAAATTTTTTCCAATAAAAACTAATTCATTTTCGTTTTCATGTTTTTCTAATGTTTTACATTTATTTTGATAAATTAAACTATACTTAAGTAAAAACTGTTCAAATTCATGACTTTTATCTACTAAAAAACAATTTAATAGAATACATTCATCATAATTAGTTTTATGTTGATTATATCTATATAAAATTCCTTGATCGCTGTATCCAATTTTTACAACATATTCACCATTTTCATAAGTTTTAACTTTTATAATGTAAACTAGAGAACATTTATATGAAAATTTTTCTAATAATGTTTTTTCATTTTGTTTAATAATTTTTTCTTCTGTTTCTTTATTTTTATTCTCAAGTTGCATAACTTGTTTTTTAAGCTCTTCACTCTCTTCTTTTGTGATTTCAAACATAATATTTTCTAACTTAATAAAATATTCGTGCACCTCATCTGCTTTTTTTGTTCCGGCTTTTAAACAGAATTTCTTAAAGGTTTCAACATTTAACATAATTATTTCTTTATTATGCCCTCCTCTGGTATCTTTTTTTGATCCTGCGACTTCAGGATCAAAACTTTGCTTTCCCTCAAAAGAAAGCAAAATTTTATAATCTTTATTAATTGTAAAATTTTTTTCAACTAATTCTTTTGCTCTTACTTTTTGGCTAAAACCAAGCCATTTCCATATGTTATCTAGATCGATAACAAAATCATTTTTGGAGTCATATTTTAAATAACAATAAAAACTTGATAAAAATAATTGTTGCTCATAATTTGTAAAATTGTTCTTTACTTTTTCAATTAATTTACTCTGATAATCACCATTTAATTTGGTGATTGGGTTGCTTTCAATAAGATTTACTATATCAACACTCATTTTTATATATTAATTATCTGGATATCTCTATATTGTTTTTTGCTTTTAAAAGCAAATTATATTATTTCTAATCCATCATATTTTTCTTTAATTTTTTCATTTAATTTTTCTAAGTGTTCTTGTAAATCATATTCTTCTGGTAAAACCATTTTAATACTTAATCTTTTATCATCGATTCGTTTCTTCCTTTTCTGGATAAATATAACAATATTTTCTCGTCTTAAATCAAAATTATTACCATTTTTAAAAATATATTCAATATATTCAATATTTGAAGAATCAAACTTAAAAATATGTTATTTTTTGATTATGACGTAAATAGTAAGGATATATTTGTTGTTCAGGATAATAATGAATAAAATTTTTATCAAAGTTTATAATTGAAAATAAGTCTTCAAAATCCATAAGAACATGATTACTATTAAAATTAATAATTCCACAATTTAATTGCGGATTATAATTATATGACAATGTATAATTCATATTATAATTTATATAAAATGAATATATTTAAGTTATTTTTAATTGAAATATTTAATTTCAGTTTACCTAATTTGAGTATGCTAATCCACCCATACCACTCATAATTCTGAGCACGTTGTAGTTGGTAGCATAGACACGAACCTTGGCAGTCTTGGTTCCCTCAACGGTAGCATTGGAGAGCACAAGTTGAAGAGTAGCATTGTCAATTCTGGAGAAGTTGCACGTGCCCGAAGGTTGGTGTTCCTCAGGACGAAGAGCGAATGAGTAAACATTGATACCTTCATCAGGACTGCGAGTGTGGGCTTGGTAAGGTTGAATCCAAGAGAAGTAAGAACCTTCACGCTCAGAGAAGCGATCTTGGCCGTTAAGTTGGAGCTTAGCGGTAACAACAGGGTTCATACCCCAACAGTGCATGTCAATAGAGGTCTCAGAGAGCACGAAGGTACCAGCATCTGAAACACCAGAGTTATCAAGGTGAGGAGAAGTAGTTCCAGATTGAAGCGAGTCAATGACGGATTGAGAAAGACCAGCAGTGTTCAAAGGAACTTGTTGACCTCCAATGTTAGCCTCGTTATAAGGGTTGGAAGGACCGTGCCAGTAGCCAGTGAAACCAGCGAAGTATTGAGAGGGGTCATAGTCAAGAGCACCAGCATCTTGGAATAATCCACGAGCATCAATGTAAGCACGTGAGTCACCAGCAATAGCAGCAGGACCTCCGAAGGCATGGATGGCGTTAGGAAGAGCGTCAATAGCATCAGTGTAGTTGAAAGGTTGAGCACCGAGAACCTTGAATAAGAGAGCATCACAAGTTAAGGATGAGCAATAGTCAACGTTTTGGTCAGGTTGGACAACCCAGATTAACTCCTTGACAGGGTGATTGAAGTTAAGCTTGATCTTGTTGGAAGAAGAACCAACAGACTCATCGCCAGTGAATTGGAGTTGAGTGATCAAGTATTCGTGAGGGTTTTGGGCCATTCTTCTGCGTTCATCAGTATCAAGGAAGACGTAATCAACGTAGAGGGAAGCAGCAACCAAAGATTGATTGTAAGCAATGGTGGCAGGGACAGGGCGACCAACGGAGTATTGGCCGGCGGCACCGGAATAAGGACTTGTGTTGCAGTTAAGAGTGGTAACAGCCCATAAGCATTCATCAATAGGTCTGATATCAAGGTTAATCTTGACTTCATGGTATTGAAGAGCAATTAAAGGAAGGGCAAGACCAGGGTTGGTGCAGAACCAGAATTGAAGAGGAATATAAAGAGTGGTTTCAGGAAGAGCATTTCTTGGGGCACAAACTTGACGAGGAGCCAAGCTGTCACAAGGGGATTCAACATCAGAGAAAGAAGGGTCGGTGATGAAGGTGAGTTGAGTGGTGTTACCAATCATCTTGAAGTAACCACGTTGTTGTTCAGAAGTCATGGTAAGTTGGTTCCAGATGTGCATCCAATCACCATATTGACGGTCGATTCTTTGACCACCAATTTCGACTTCAACTTGAGCAATGAGTTGCTCACCTGGGAAATCTAACCAACGAGCATAGACACCAGTGTTTTGTCCAGTAGTGTAGTTTCCGAGACCCATAAGTTGGTTGATCTCAGGAAGAGTGACTTGGAGATAAGTGCGGTAAGCAAGATCTCCGTTTCTGCTGATAACACATTGAACTCTGCGTCCAAAATCAGCTTGGCCATTGAATGTTTGTTCAATTGATTCAATAGCAAAATTAGTGTATCTACGATAAGTAACTTTCCAAAAAGTAATTTGAGGATTACCAGTAAGGTAAACATCTTGAGCTCCATAAGCGACGAGTTGCATTAATCCACCTCCCATTTTATACAATCCCTAAAGAAAATAATTTTTTGGAATTTAATTTAATTAAATTAATTAAATAAATTAAATAAATCAAATAAATTAAATTTCCAAAAAAAATATTATGAAATTATTTTATTTAAATCTAAGTTAGTTTTCATGAATTTTAATAAGTAAGCATCCTCTAGTACTTCCTTTTTATTTTCATGAGGTTTTGTAAAAACATATGAGCCATCCTTTTTTTTAACAGACCAACCTTGCTCTATAGAATTAAAAATAAGTAGCATTTTTTGAAATTTAATAACATCTACCTTTATATTTTCATTTTCTAAATCTTTTAAAGAGTCTAAGTTGATTTTAATGTCCATTTAATTATCAAATAGAAAACTTTACATTTCTTTTAACTAGTTTTAGTTTATTGTCATATTTTTCTAAAGAATCGTGAATAATGCAGTTCCTCATTTTCTAAATTTCTAAGATTACTTTTTACTATATTTCCATTATCGTCAGAATAATAAATATTTTTTAGTTTATATCCCTTCTTTTCTGGTAAGGTCTTCATATTTTCTATACAATTCGCACATGGCTTTGAATTTTGTATTTTATTATTTTTTGATAATCTTATAACTAAAATATGTATATTTTGCAAATGTTTCTTACGTTTTAATGGTTTTAATCTATTTATAGCATCATGTTCTGCATGAACACCTGGTTGATTTCCATGAATATCACCCATCATATTAAACCCAAAACTTAAAATGTTAGCCTTTTTCAAAGCATTGTTTCCCTTGTAAAATACATGCTGCATGATTATAATTTCCGCACATACATGATGATATTTTTAAATTACCTATCTCGTATGATGATACATCACTATTAGAAGGTAAACAGAACCGCTTAATGAACAACGTATCTAAAATACTCATTTTACTTTATGTAATATATAAAAAATATTTAAATCATTTCAATTTTTTATATAGAATTTGGATATATGTTCTGACCAAACAATAAAGATAAATATAATGAAAAACGTAATAAATAATAATAATAATAAATATGATATATCTATCATTGTTTATTTTAGTTTTAGCTTTATATAATTTAAGTATCTTGAATATATATTAATTTTTTTAAATAAATAATTTAAATATATTAGTAATTAAATAAAAAATACAAAACTATATTAAATAATTATGCCATCTTTTAAACCAAAATCTACTAAGAAGATTAAATTTAATAAAAAATCGGCTGTAACTCTAGATACAAAACATAAGGAATTTCTACATGAATTTTATTGTGATGAAGAACAAGTAATTAACATTAAAAATGAAATATATCTTTTAAAAAGTAAATTAAAGAATGATGAAAATATTGGTATTGAAGAAAAACTTGAAATAACTGATAAAATTAGCGAACTAAAAGATAAAATAAACGAAATTAAATCTAAGAAGAAAGAATATTTTCTTGATAATTCTAAATTTATTTTTGAATATTTTGAAAATAAAAAAAATATATCCACAGGAACAAATACTCAAACAGTTACAAACAAATCAAAAATTGTTAATAAATTTTTTAAAATTAAAGAAGAAACGAATGATAATAAATCAGTTCAAAAAGAAAATAATAATATTGTTTTAAAATACCTAAGTAATGTTAGTGATGATTTTTTGGATATTAATAATTTTGTATATCAAACAGATATATGTCAAGTTTGTCATAAAGGAGAACTAATTCCACTTGAAGAAGATGGAATAATGGTTTGTAATATATGCTCAAGAAGTGTTCCATATCTCATTGAAAATGAAAAACCAAGCTACAAAGAGCCACCAAAAGAAGTGTGTTTCTATGCTTATAAACGTATAAATCATTTTAAAGAAATATTAGCTCAGTTTCAAGGAAAAGAAACAACTCAAATACCTCCAGATGTGATTGAAAATATAAAACTACAAATGAAAAAAGAGAGAATTGAAATATCTCAAATATCAAATATAAAAACTAAAGAAATTCTTAAAAAATTAGGTTATAATAAGTATTATGAACATATTCCATTCATCAAGGATAAACTAGGAATTAAACCTCCAATTATGTCACCTGAACTTGAAGATACACTTTGTAACTTATTTATTGAACTTCAAGCTCCATATTCAAAATATTGTCCAGACGACCGTGTTAATTTCTTAAATTACTATTATACAGCATATAAGCTTTGTGAACTATTAGACGAAGACAATTTTGTAGAACATTTTCCAATGTTAAAAGATCCAGAAAAAAGAATGGAACAAGATATTATTTGGAAAAAAATTTGCGAAGAATTGGACTGGGAATTTATACCAACTATTTAATATTTTAAATTATTCTCTCTCTAATAAATAATGTAAAAGTGTTTTATTTTGGTCTATAAGGAAATAGTTCAAGTTCACGAGTATTATATATTGAAAAGTTAGGGTTATAGCTATTTGCACCTACTCCATTACCATAGCACATACCTCCTTTTTGTTTTCTACTCTTTTTTCCTTTTTGTTTTTTCCCTTTTTGTTTACTCTTTCTTCCTTTTTTGGTTTTGCGAGTTGTTTTTCTTCTGCGTTTTTTACCACCTGTTTCACTTGTATAATTCGGATTTTCAGAAATATCCGACATTTGAGATTCGTTAAATGTTTCATCTGGAATTGTTGTATTTGCGTCCATACTGTCATTTGTTACATTTAAATCAGATAAATACAATGACCCTTGTGAATCATCAAACGATAAATCAATATCATGAATATCATCATCAGAAGGAGGTATCATATCATTTGCGTTTGTATTCTCAATATGTTCATTTAATAATTCAAACATAACTTGCTCCGTTAAATTGTCAGAATTGCCATGAAACCCTGTATCACCTTGGTTCATTATTGTATTTACCTTTTGCATAACTTCATTAAAAGAAATATTCATTTGTTGCAAAGTTTGGATTTGGTCTTCATTAAATCCATTATTTTGCAATTGTTGAAGTTCAATTTGAGATAAAGTTCCACCTCGCATTTTTCTAGTTTTTCTACGAGTTATTCTTTGTCTTCTATGTCTAGTATTTATTTTTTCCATAATATATTATAATTAGATTATAATTAATTCCCTTGTTTATGTTTTGTCGTAAATTCATAATTCATATTTATGTCTTAAACTTTCCGCAATATTTTTCTTTTGAACCGCTAAATATAAAATAAAATAATATAAAGATATTAATTTATTTTATCTAGATTATGGGTAATTCAATAATAAATAATTATGAAAAATATTATAATAGTTGTTATACATCATTAGATGAAAACACAATACAATATATAAGAAAAAAATATATAGTTATAGATGTAGATTGGTTAGATAAAACTCTGGTAAATTCAAAAATGTTTAACAATGAATATTTTGAGAAATCTTCTAAAAAAGAAATTGTAAATAAAATGCTAGACTATTATTTTAATGATAAAGATAAAAATATTTATAAAAAAACTGATTATCTATGTAATGAAAGAGAAAACATTTGTATATGTAATACTCATGCTGATGACTTTAGAAAAATATATAATGGAATAAATTATCAACCAAATCTAAAATATATTAGTTGGTGTAAAAAAGATAACGAACATTTTTAGTTATATAATATGCGTTTCAGCGAATCATAGTAAATGTTAAAAAGTTTAACATAATTTTATAACAAATTTTTATATTTATATTATTTTCATAAAATCATAAATTTTATTTTTATATGAAAAATTAATTATTTTCTTACCATTATTATGGTTTAAAATCCTCCAGGGAATCCCACTAAATTGGCGCCGATACCAAATCCGGCTCCGCCTCTGGCACTGGCGCCCATAGATGGAACATATGTATCAAGAATGCTAAAGGTGGCGGCGGCGGTTAAGGCAATCAAAACAATTTCCTCAATATTCAAGGAACGTTTAGGAATAGCATAAGCTGCGATAGCAACCATTAAACCTTCGACAAGGTACTTAATAATTCTTTTGACAAGTTCTCCAACGTTAATTAAACTGTTCATTATATTAAATGACAAGAAAAAATTTATATTTTGTGCGATAAATTACTTAAAAATAAATAATTAATTAAATTAAATGGATCGTTCTAAAAATAAGCAAACTGCTAAAAAGGGATTTGAGAAAAAACAAGCTAATGGTAAAGAAAATCCTAAATATGTCGATTTATTAGAGGAAGATAAGCCAATCGCAGGTCAAAAGTTTGTGTGTATGTCATTTTGTTCTCCTGAAAAAATTCTAAAACAAAAGGAAATTTTCTTTTTTGAAGAGTTCCTAAAGAATTGGGAGTTTAATAAGTCTATGGAAAAGTTTCTACAATTTGTAAATTTTATTTCATTCAAATATAATATTTCATTTGATGATTTAAATAAAGATTTAAAAGATTTTGTTCAAGAAGAAAAGGCTAATTTGACTAGGTCATCTTTAGACGATGATTATAAAACTTATATTGATAATCATGAAGATGATTTGCAAAAGAAGTTTGATATTGAAACTAATTTTCAAACAAGTACACGAGGATTAAAGATTAGAGGAGTATATCCAACACAAGAAGAAGCTGAATTAAGATGCAAGATGTTAAGAGAGATTGACCCTAATCATGATATTATGGTTGGTCCAGTTGGATTGTGGATGCCTTGGGACCCAGATGCCTATAAGACTGGACGAGTTGAATATATGGAAGAGGAACTCAATCAATTGATGCATGAGAAACAGAAGAATGAATCAAATGCCAAGACTGCGTTTGATCAACGTGTTAAGGAAACCAAACAAAATGCAATTGAAGAAAATATTAAGAATGCTGAAAAGAGTGGTAACACTTTATCACAAACAATTGATGAACAGGGTAATTTGATTGGTGTAAATAATGCAAGCACTCAAGAATTTGCCTTAGGAGAACAAGAAAATATTTCGACTGCTGATATCAGTAAAGAGCTATTTGAAGGAGAAAATATTGTGGTTGGAAAGTCTGATTATGGCCAAAGCCAATTAAAGTCTGGACCTTTTGCGAATAAACCCTAAACCCTAAACCCTAAAATCTATTAAATATATAAATTTCACTCTATATTTATGTATTTAATTATTAGTATAATAATAGTCATTTATTATTGTGTTATTTTTAACACATCTACTCATTTTTGCTGTAGATATTCCTTCATTTAAAGATGCTTTAGCAATTGTATCCCATTTACATAATAACTCATTTGTATCTTTTTGTCTTTTATATACTTTTTTTCCTGTTGTTGAGATATAATTTGATTTTGAAATTTGATATTTTTCTTTTAATGTTACTCCATAATATCCCTCATTATTACCTTCGTCTGTCCAAACAGTTGCTTTAAGAGCATAAGGACAATTGTTAAGATAATGTTTAATATCTTTTATGTCATTTTCAGATAAAGATTTGTCAACTGTTGTTTTCCATTTTTGATATTCTCTCAAAAGTGATGAATTTAATATCTTTCCACAATCAGAAAATTGACACATTTGAAATATGAAGGTCTCTACATCTGAATTAGTAGTTTTTTTATAATCAACTGTTTTTAATTTTATACCTATATATCCGTGTTTTCCGTTGACGCGTTTAGGTTTAAATCTTGTATCCATATAAGATTTAAAAGCATGAAATATTTCTTTAGTTGGTTTAATTTTACTCCATAAACGATAACGACCTTCCAAATTTACGGATATTTCTTCAACATCAGGACGAACAATACATATGCTATTTACAAATTCATTAAACCTTTGTGTAGTTTCATCTTCTGGTAATAAAACATTCTTATAAACAGATTCTTCTTCCTTTTCTATAATATTACATTTTTCCTTAAATTGATTTAATTCATCGCTTAAATTGATAAGTTCAATATTTTTATTTGCTAAATCTTTTTCTAATTTGACTATTTTTTCGTTTAAAAAATTATTATCTTTTTCTAATTCGTCATTTCTTTTCGTTAATTTATTGAAATTTTCAATGCTATATATTTTTAATTGTATAATGTCTTTTATATATTTTGTTAGTTTATCAATTGTAAAACTACTATCATTATAAGCAATTATTTCTGTTTTATTTTTACCATTAACTTGGATAGTTCTGATTTGTTTTTTAATCTTTGGATCTGTCTTTATTAAATTTTCAATTTCAACCTTATTTTGAACTTTAAATGCATTAATCAAATTAAAATTATTGTAATGTTTATGATGATATTGAACTCTTACAGATAAATCATTTGTATGTCCAAATTTAATTAATTTTTCCTGTTGTTCGTTTGTATTATCAATAGTTCCAAAATAAATGCATTCAGTGTTAACTGGAAATTGTGAAATAATTACCTTTTCTATACCTTTTATTTTTTCTTGTTCTAATTTAAATTTTTCTTCTTCAGCAGTTTTTTTAATTTCTAAAATAATGTTATCTTTTTGCTGTAATTTAATTTTTAATTCACTTGCTTCTTCTTCTAAAACTTCATGTAACAATTCTTCTAATTTAATAAAATAATTATGGATTTGTTTTGCTTTTTGAGTTTCGGCTAAGAGACAAAATAATTTAAATGTTTTAATATTTAATAAAACAGTTTGTTTATTATGTCCACCCCATTTTTCATTATTAGGACTTGCTTTCCCTTCTTGAGGAGCAAGATTTTTACAACTTGCTTGTCCTTCTTGACGAGCAAGATTTTTATAATCTTTATTCATAATGAAATTTTTTGTTAAAATTCTTTTTGCATTTTCTTTAAGAGTAAAACCTACCCATTTCCAGACATTATCTAAATCAATAACAAAATCATTTGTAGGATGATAGTTTAAGTAGCAATAAAAAGTGGTTAAAAACAATTGTTGTTCTTCATTTGAAAATTCTGATTTAATTTTACATAATAATTTATTATTATAATCATTTGTTAACTTAGTTATAGGGTTATTTTCAATCAAACTCACTATATCAATGGTATCCATTTTATAATTTATAATAATAAATTGTCTTTATATTATTATAACTTAATATTATTTTTGAAAGCAAGATTTTTAAAAGCAAGATTACCATTTATTAACCTTTTTAACACTGATTTTGGGTCCACCTCCGCGTTTTTTAATTTTATTTGGGTCGTATTGTTCTTCTTGGTCTTCATCCGGTAATCCTTTGGATAATTCCCAGAATTCTTTTGAACCTAACCTAAAGTCATTATGATTATCGGCTTTATAATAAAACACTTGGTCGCTAAGTTTGTTTGATTTAGAGTTATTATTTATAACTAGACATTCATAATTCTCAGTGCACTGGTCCATCACCTGACAAAAGGCCTCAAAAGTAGGAAACATACCAGCATAATTCTCATAAATTCGTTTTCTATTTGCAATGTAATTTTCTCTCAAAATGAACACATAATCTATGTTGGTTCTCAGTGTGGGAGGAATACCCAATGGATATTGCATGGTGATGACTAACATGACCTTCCAATGTCTCCCGTTCATAAAGAGTAAACGCATAAGCTTATCACGAGACCAAGTATTGTCATATAAACAGTCATCAAGAATAACAAATGCTCTAGGGTCGATTGAAGACCGTTTATATGTATCCATTTCTTTCTTAACCTGCTTTAATACAGTTCTTTGACGTTTTAAAATATTTTCAATAATGGCAGAGTTATATTCATTATGAATAAATAACCTTGGCACCATTTTGCCGTAAAAACCATTACCTTCTTCAGTTCCTGATATAACAGTTCCTATTGGAATATCCTGTTGATACCACAGCAAATCTCTTACCAAGAAAGATTTACCTGTATCACGCTTACCAATTAAAACAACAACAGGTCCTTTATTTTCAGTAGGCTTAAATTGAATACTTTTCATGTCGAATTTTTTAAGTTCAAGAGTCATTGTTATTATTTTAGGAAATAAATTTATTTAATTTTAAACGTCCTAAATAAATAATTTAAGCGAATAATCTTTAATTTAGACGTTTTAGAGAGAATATATATTGTTTCAACAATTAGTTAAAAATACATTAAACTTATATTTTAATTAGCTAAAGATGATAAAAATTAATTATCAAAAGAGGAAGAATACCGAATTATTCAAACGTTTTGAAGACCCTAATCTACTATTTCTCTCTAAAACTCAAAACTATATACCTATTTATAGCAGATTTTTCAATCTAAATGATACTAATTATAATAATATAAATCTTAACAATAAATGGTTTATCTCAAATGTTGAAAGTATTGTTGAAGATAATGATAATTTGTTTAATTGCAGAATCAAGAACATAGATACAAATAAGGTAAAAGATAGAGAAATGTTTTTTAAAATGGCTCCATTATTAGACCCATATAAATACATGATTGGTAAATATGATATCGCTAATACAACACTTTTTAATTTACCAAAACTAGGTTCTACTTCTGAAGATTGTAATTCTAAATTAATTGATGTCAACAATTCTGCATATATTGATGGCATGTTTTTATTTTTTTCAAGTAAATTAATACACACATATAAATTTATTCATGGTGTTGATTATTATTGCTCATTTTTGGCTATTAAAAATGATTTTAAAATAAATGTTTTTGATGATATTGACTATTTGAATAATTCAGATTTCTTTAACAAAAATAAAAATACTTTATTTAAAATTGATGATTATGAACATTTATTTCAACAAGAATCATCAAAATTAAAGCCAATTACAATAGGTAATAATATTAGCTTAAAATCTTTTAAATCAGTTGATAATGAAATGTTTGAAGATATTTTTGAAGATGGTAAAAATACATTTGATTTAAGCAATGCTACATTCAGTTTAAATGATTTGAAGGATATGTCTATGGATTTAATTGATTTAACAAATACAACAATGAATGTAGAA